GAGGTCATCGCCCGCGTCGTCTTTGACCTGAAGGTCGAAGATGGCAAGATCAGGGTTATCAATCAGACTTTTTTTGAGAAGGCCGGCGAGCTCGGCATCCGCCAGGGCGTCTCGGAAGTCCTTGGCTTGACAGGTGACAAGCTCGATGAGGCGGTTGAGCAGGCAAAGCGTATGAATTTAATGCGGGCCTCTCTGGTCCGCTCTTCTCACAGAATTAGCGGCGTCAATCGCACAACCCAGAACCTGGTGGCCCGCCAGATCGAGGCAGGTCTCGAGGCCGGCGAGGGTTTGAGTGAGCTTTCCGCCCGCATCGCCAGGACGTTGGGCTCGAACAGGAAAAGGGCGCTCTCAATCGCCCGCACGCAGACTGCCGGGGCCATGGGGACCGGCAGGCACACAGGCTTCAAGACCGCCGGTGTGGACAAAAAGTCTTGGCTTTCTTCTCGTGACGATAATGTCCGCCCCGCCCATCGTGAGGCGGAGGCACGGTATGCTGATGGTATTGCCCTGGAGGTCCCGTTCCAGGTGGCAGGTGAGTTCCTGATGTACCCGGGCGATCCGATAGGTTCGGCCGGTAATATCGCAAATTGCCGCTGCGTTGAGCTTGCCGTCCGTGCCGCCGGCAAGTCATTAGGCCCGGCGTTTTATACCACACTGCAATTTTATTCTTATAACGATATGCAGAAGGCAAAAAAGGAAAAATGACATGGAACCTAAACTGAAGTTTTTCTATCCCAAAGTCAAGTCTGTTGACATTGTGAACCGGCGGATGACGGTCTGTATTTCTAAAAGCGAAATTGACCGTCATGGCGAGCGTATCGAGATTCAGGCCATTGCCGATTCGCTTGAAATTTACGCCCAAAACTCTGTGGTCCTCGGCGACCATCAGCACCGTCTCTCGACGGGCAAATCGTCCGTCATCGGCCATTCGCCGCCGGATTCTTTCAGGGTGCTTGAGGACGAAGTGGATATTGATATCGTTTTCTCGATTAACGAAAACGCAGAGACGTACTGGATCAACTTCCGCGACGGCCATCAGAAGGCCGTCTCTATCGGCTTCATCGACCTTGAATGGCGGACCGAAGAGGTCGATGGCCGCAAGATATATGTCACCACGAAAATGGAGCTTATCGAGGTAAGCTGTGTCGCCGTCGGTGCAAATCGCGGGGCCTTGGTCAAGGGTAAGGATATGTTCGACAGGTACGCCGAACCGGACATTTCAGCTTCCGTCAAGCAGGCCGTTGCCGAAAGTAAAGCCGAATTCTCAAAAGAAATCTCAAACCTCAAGGCCTTTTGTGAGGAAGGCTTTGAGGATGTCAAATCGCTTTTAATCACCGATTCGGGCGGATTAGCAGAGAGGCTGCTCGGTGGCTCTCCTGAACCATCCGACCCTGCCGGTGAAGAAAAAAAGGCCGAGCAAATAATGAACGATTGTAGAGAAATTTCAAACAATTCTTAGGAGATTTATTATGCCAGCAACATTGGATCAAATCGCCGAAGCTGTCGGCGATATAAAGAAAAACATGGCAACGCGGTCCGAGGTCATAAAGCTCATCGACGAAAGGGTCGAAGAGGACAAGGAAAAGCAGGCCGCCGAGGCTAAGGAGCTTGCCGACAATACGCTCTCTGCGGTCGCCGAGCTAAAGAAGAACCAGGACGAATTTGCCAAACAGCTGCGGCTTTCGCTGCGTTCGCACATGTCCACAATCAGGACCCCAGCCGGTATGTACAACGGCTGCTGGGGCGATCTCGAAACGGCCAGGAATTTCGGTCTGTTCTGCCTGGCCTCGGTCTATGGCAATAAGAAGGCCGCCGAGCAGCTTGAGAGCAAGGGCATTCCTCTTGCTCGTTTTACAGAAGACAAAGAGAAGGCGATGGGCGAAGATGTCAGCTCCACCGGAGGCCTCCTCGTTCCCACGGAGTTCATTCCGAACCTCATCCTGCTCATCGAAAAATACGGCGTCTTCCGCCGCAACGCCCTTGAGTACCCGATGGCCGCCGACAGCGCCGTCGCCCCCAAGCTCACATCCGGGCTGACAGTCTATTGTCCCGGCGCCGGGGTGGCCCCTACTTTGTCGGACGCTGCATTTAAGCCCGTAGGTATGACGGCGAAAAAGTGGATGACTTTGACCGCCCTCGATTCCGAGCTTGACGAAGACGCCGCTATTGCCATCGGCGAAATAATGGGCTTCCTTATCGGCTATGCCTTCGCCAAGAAGGAAGATGAGGTCGGCTTCCTCGGCGACGGCACAAGCACGTATTTCGGCCACGTCGGTATCACCGGTGCCCTGCGTGCGGTCGATGCCACGATTGCCAACATAAAGTCGCTCTTCGTGGGTACCGGCGATCTCTATAGTGAGCTGGTGTTGGCGGACTTTGAAACTCTTATGGGCACTCTGCCCGAATATGCCGAAGACGACGCTAAGTGGTATTGCAGCAAATACTTCTTCTTCACTGTTATGGCCAGGCTCGCCTTGGCAGCCGGTGGTGTCAACGCCACAGAGATACAGATGAATCGCCTCGCAAAGCAGAGATTTTGGATGGGTTATCCGGTCGAAGTCACGCAGGCGATGCCGAAGGTCGCGGCCGCCAGTCAGATATGTGCGGTTCTCGGCAACCTCAAGCTCGGCGCTTATATGGGTGACCGCAGGAAGCTCACAATCGACCGCTCGACAGAGGCGTACTTCACGACCGACCAGATCGGTTTCCGTGGCACTGAAAGGGTGGCCCCGACCATTCACGGTGTCGGTGATACTACCGATGCCGGTCCTATCTGCGCTCTGATTACCAAGGCCTCTTAATCGTAAGAGCCTGGGGCAATAGGGAGGAGGGGGGTGATGAAAAATGTATGTAAAAAGATTAAGTAACTTTTTCAGAATAAGTAACTTTTTCAGAAAGGGAAAAAGATGATCGAAGTTCAAAATATGAAAATAGGCATTCTGACGCCGCCGCAGATCCATAATAACGGCGATTTCACAACCAATACCTACATCGACACCGCCGGCTGGGGTCACCTTCGGGTCCTGTTCGCCACCGGCGTCATTACGGCCGGTGCTGCCATCGGCTCGACCGCAGAAGGCACGGCCCCCCTCATCGAGGAATGCGATACGACCGGCGGCTCCTATACGGCCGTTACCGGCGCCGCCCTGGCCGATGCGATCGCCGATACCGAGGATGGTTTGCTCTTCGCTATTGATATCGACCTGGCCAAGTCGCACAAGCGGTATATGCGGGTCCAGGCCCCGCATTCGGGCGATGGCACCCCGGGCGCCGCCCTGGCCATTATCGGCATCCTGTCGCGGCCGGACGGTAACGGTCCTGCTAACGCCGCCGGAATGGGTCTGACAGAGTTGGTAACTGCCTGATAATAGCCGCCCAAGCAGAATGTTAATTTATCCGCCCCTCGTTACGGCGGGGGGCGGATAATCGAAAAGCTCGCAAAATAAAGTGAGGTGTGAATATGTGGATCGTAATGAAACAGACGCTGACCGGCAAGGAGACTCAAGGGCTGGGCCTGTACCCGAAGGGGCTTAGGTTCGACCTGCCTGAAAGTTACATCAAGGTGTTCCCTGAGGGCAGCTACGAAAAGTGCCCCGCACCCTGGGACGTGCATAAAGCACAGCCGGTCGAGCCGAATGGCGGGCCTGCCGAACCAGAGCAGCCCGTCGAATCCGAACAGCCTGCCGAACCGGAGCAGCCGGTGGAGCCTGAGCAGTTGGTGGAATCCGAACAGCCTGCCGAACCGGAGCAGCCGGTGGAGCCTGAGCAGTTGGTGGAATCCGAGCAGCCTGCCGAACCTGAGCAGCCGGTGGAATCCGAACCTGCTCAAGAGGGACCGTCCGATGCAAAAGAAAAACGAGCAAAAAGCCCAAAAAGGCAGCCGCCGAAAAAGCGTTGAGCGGTCTCCGAAGGACAGGCAGTTTTGTCCTGAAAAAGCCGGGGATAAATACAGAAAAAAGGCTTATTAAACGGCCTTTATTGGTGGTTTAATTATGGCTGAATTACTCGCAAAAACCTCTACTGCCGTCGCCGTTGATGATGACCTTACCGTCCTTTTGGACTGGGTCAATATCGAGTCTGTCTCAGGCTTTACCATCGTCGTGGAGAATGCCGGCGGCGGCTCGGCTAATGATATCAGTGACGTCCAGATAGATACGTCGCCTGATGGCGGAGTCACCGTCAATACCGACCAGCATCCCGGCGTCCCTGCCGTTCCTGTTGCCTCTGGCAAGGCTTCGCAGGGTACTTTTACCGAAACAGCGGCGTTCGTGCGTGTACGGGCCTGTTGTGCAGCAGAAGGGGATACTACGGCCGAGGCTCACCTTTTGGCCGATTCGGCGGCGGGTCGTATCTGCACGCTTACCGATGTAAAGGACCGCCTGGGTTTAAGCGGTACGGACCATGACCAGGCCATTGAGAGAATAATCTCCGGCCTTGATTCAATCTTTGAAAGTTACGCCCATCGCATCCTGCTCGTCAACGCCGCCGAGACAACCGAGTATTATACGGGTCTCGGTGTACGCCTGCAGTTGAAGCGATATCCTGTGGTTTCCATTACTTCGGTCAAGCAGGCATACGATTACGACTTTGATTCCGCTGATGCGCTCGGCGCCGATACCGACTATCGTTTGATTACTGCTAACGGTATTCTTTACCGAATCAATGCCTTCTGGCCTGAGGTAGAGCAGGGCATCCAAATCATCTATCGCGGCGGCTACTGCTCCGCAGGCCAGGCCCCGGGCGAAGGTGAATTTGCGATGCCTGCCGACCTGCGGGAGGCGGCAATCGAGCAGGCCTGCTTCTTGTTCAAACGAAGGGACGACATCGGCCTGTCGGGCGTCTCCGCCGAAGGCGGCTCTATCAGTAAATTCAGTCCGATGGACTTATTGCCTATGGTAAAGAAAATCCTCGATTCTTACAGGAGGCCGCAGCTGTGATAGTGACACTTGAAATGGGGCCGGACTTCGAGTCGACCGTCGCCAGGCTCGGCTCAATGGGACAGGCCGTTGGCCAAGCATGCTCTGATGGTCTTGAAAAGGGCGCCTCTCTTGCCGCCGGCAAGGTCGCTTCGGACTATCTTACAGGCCAGTCTCTCAAGCGCCGCAGCGGCCAGCTTGCCAGGAGTGTCCAGGGCTGGCTGGCGGCCCCTCTCGACGGCGTTGTCGGCGTCAGGCCCAATTCTACAGTCGATAAATACAAATGGCTGTTGGGTGATGAGGAAAAGACGATTACGCCAAAACAGGCAAAGTTTCTTACGATCCCTGTCGGCGAAGGTCTGACATCATCCGGAGTCCCCAGGTACTCGTCGCCCCGCCAGGTCCCGGAAGGTTTCTTTGTAAAGACCGGCGGGCGATTGTTATTCGGTTACAAGCGGGGAAAGCGCGGCAAGTTCAGGGCGCTCTTTACGCTCGTCAAGAGCGTATTCGTTCAGGGCTCGGGCGCCCTGTATGATGGCGTAATGGACAGTGTCGATGACATCGGCGAAGCGATGGAGACTGAAATCGCTAAAATAACGGAGTCTTGATATGGCAAATGACGGCGGTCTAATGGCGGCCCTTGAGCAGTGGCTCGCCGATACGCTCGCGGCCCTAAAATACGAAGGCGAAAACGTCTTCAAGACTACGGAAGTCTGGAAGCATCAGATTGGTCCGACCAAGTCGGGTATGGAGGCGTTCGCCAGGTACGAGCCGTTCGCCTTTGTAAGCTATAACGCTACCGACGCCGCCCGCGAAGGCGATTACGACCTGCGTCAGGTGCTTGAGTTCGCCGTCCTTATCGGCGTCGAATCCAGGGAAGATGGCGTCGCACGATTCGGCGATGCCGGTCATCTCGGCACGAGTAAAATCCGGGACCTGGTAATCGCCGCCCTCGACAGGGTGCATCCCGGCGGCACATTTAACTGCGATGATTTTTACTATACGGGCGACATCGAGGTCGTGGATGCCCCGAAGCGGCATGCAATTCAAATGAATTTTGAAACCAGTCAGTTGACAATAAGTTAGGAGACCTATTATGGCGACAGTAAACAATCGTGTGGCCCTGCCTCAGGCAATCGTTATCAACGGTATCGATACCGGCGGGGCGATGACGGCCAGGATTCAGGCCGGCTACGATACTATCCACCGCTCGGCGCCCGACGGCCTTGAGGTGCCTCTCAAGGACAGGGAGGTCGAATTTGTGCGCGGAACCATCACAACGCAGGACTGGTCCCAGGCCGTGGCCCTCCTTACGGGAACGGTGGGGACCTATGTTTTCTACGAGCGCAAAAGCGGCGTGGCGGCGGCCACCGGCTACGTCCAGCATACCATCACAAACCCTGTGATCCACCGAATGAATATCAGCTTGTCACAGGGCGGTTACGGCACTATCACGTTTGATTTCGAATGTATGGCGGCCGACGATACCAAGGCGATTGCCGATATGTGGGGCCTGGTTGATTCTCAGGCGGCCCCGACCTATATCGTGGCGGCTCGCGGCGGTTTCCGCATAGAAAGCGCAAAGCATGGCACCGAAACACCAACGCCTGTATGGCAGACTATCTATCACGTGACCCGTTTCGATTTCACCCTGACCCTGCCTCTCGTAAAGGCCTGCAACGATGTCGACGTCGGCTACACCTGCGTAGACGCAAGGCTCGATGGGCTTACCGCAACCGGCTCGATCACCTTCCAGGATGCCGCAATAACCGGCGCCGTCCTTGTCGCCCAGGCCTTAATTGCCGCCGCCAGGAACTCGCTCGTAATTGTGGTCCGCCAGGGCCAGGCCGGCGCCGACAAGACGATTACTATTTTGGGTGTCGATTTCAATAGCATTGAAAACGCCTCTGACGTCAATGCCGATTTCACCGAATATACCGCCGAGTTTGAGGTCAGCAACGATACTACCACCCAGCTGACTCTTGCCGGTGACAATAAAATAATCGCAATCGCCTGATAAAGAATAGGCCGGAGAACAGAAGACGGATAATCTGACATCTGATATCTGACATCTGACATCTGATATCTGACTTCTGACATCTGACATCTGTCTTCTGACTTCTGACCTCTGATTTTAATTATGGCCAAGGACATTAACATCCACATAAAGACCCGGGGCGCCGCCCAGACTAAGCAGCAGCTCGAGGAGGTGGGCAAGAAATCCAGGCAGGTTGGGGATAAAACCGCTGAAGGTCACAAGGAGGGCGCCGCCG